AATATATGATGATTCAAAATTATCATTAAGTTTTGTATATTATAATAAAGATGAGGTTATTGAATTATTAAAAAGAAAGTTAATTGTTTGCTGAGTTTATAAATTATTTTTTAATTGATTGAAAACAACAAAGTGAGGGTTGCATGTATGATAAGATTCCTAAATTGAGAAAAAAGTTAGCCAATAATAAATCATTGAATCTTAAAGAGCAAAAGGAATTATTAGATGCATTGGAGTTAAGTACACCAGCATTGGCAGCAGATGATATAAATTATGATCCACCAGCAACATTTGGGGTTGGAATTAACTCAGAGGTGTTTGACACTTCCGTTAAGAATACTTTTAATATTCATATTACAATTGCTGATGGAAAGTCTTGTAAACAATGATTGTGGGCTTTACTTGTGGATGATACACAATACGGAATGTTTGATGAGGAATATGAAAATAAAAAAGAATTGTGGCAGAAAAACTTGCAGGATGGGAGCAAGAACAAAATGAGGGCAATCTGCTTGATTTGTTTGCTACTTTGCCAATAACTGTAACTGTATGTGATTCTTGTTATAGAGCAAGTTGCATTCAGGGTGAATTTTATTGTGAAAATTATAAAACTGCCGGAACAAAAGAAATAACTATTGAGGAATTAAAGAAATTGAATTTAGAGAACTCTGACTATTGGCACCAGTCACAGTAACTATGATGTTTTTAAGTTACTGTGTGAAAATGATTATAAATTTAATTTGAGGTATTAATGGCTAACAAGACTGTAGCAAGCAGAATTAGGGCAAATAAGTTATGGTGTAGTGACTATAGTAAAGGAATTGATGAAAGCATTGGTACTGTATCTGATAATAGAAAGATGATTAATGTTTATGGAGAGAATTTTGATAATGCATAAAGAACGGACTATACCGAAATTTACACATATAAGAACTCCGTTGAATAAATTCACTTTCAAAGCACCTAAAATTAAAAAGTGGGTTGAAGATAATGCTGAAGGTTATACATTGAATTTATTTGCTGGTACAGCAATCTTAGATATTAATGAACTGTGCAATGATATTAGAAAGAACATGCCAGCAGATCATCATTTAGATGCCTTAAAATTTTGTAGGACATATAAAGGTAAAAAGTTTCAAACCATAATTTTAGACCCACCATATTCATTTAGGAAAAGTATGGAATTGTATGATGGCAAGATAATGAGTCCATTCAATCAGCTTAAAGATGCAATAGTTGGTATATTAAAGAATGATGGTATAGTAATTACTTTTGGCTATCATAGTGTTTCCATGGGCATGAAAAGAAATTTTAGAGTAGAGCAAATACTATTAATGAGCCATGGTGGAGCTATACATGATACAATTGCAGTACTTGAACGTAAAATTTAGTAGGGAGTAAAAACAACATGAAAGAATACCATATTAAATTAGATCGCGAAGAAATGAAAAAGAAAACTATTACTGGCAATAAGTCATATGATAGAATGACTGATAAGGATAGATTCCTTACTGCTGGTAAAAAACCTTTATCAGCTAAAACTGAGATAAATAATGTTAAAAAGGAATTAAAGGAATAAAGCTATGAGTTGTTGCTAAAAAATATTTTGAAAAATTTGGGTTTAATAATGAAGCTAATAATTAAAAATCATGGTGGTGGTAAAACTATTGAGGCAATAAAATTAGCTATTAAAGAAAATTTGTATATTGTAGCTGCTAATGAAAAAGAATGCTATAGAATATTTTCAATAGTACAAAGTATGGGACTGAATATAAATTTCCCTATTACTTATTCAGAATTGATTAATGCTTTTTATCATAAGCCTGGCATTAAAGGTTTTATTATTGATGAAGCAGAACGTTTCATTGAGTATGTAGTCAAATCAGATAAAATTAAATACATAACATTGACAAAAGAAAATGAGGTGCATGATGTTTAATCAGGAATTAAAAACAAGATTGTTAAATGCTGCTATAAGCAAATTCCCATCAGGCGGAAATTCAATTCCATTAATTAGTGAACAGACTATATTTGAAGCAATGGAACAATATCATTTTGAGCAGTTAAAGAGTTCAAAAAACGAATGCCTAACAAATGCTATGAATAAGCATAATGTTAGAATTGGATATGTTGATGAAGATTTGAAAGTTATTAAAACAGCAATGAAGGCAATATGAAAAAGAAAAAAATATCTGCTGCTAATGAAAGATTATATAAGCATAAGTTCACCAACACTGATGAAGGCAAGTGTTTCATTATTGTTACTAGTGATGGACTTGTTGATAAAATAATAATGAATGAAGTAATAACAGCAGAAATGGGTGGCGGCATCAATGCTTATAGTTATACTAAAAATAATAATGCTGAGTTGATGAATTGGTTTGATGGTATATACTCTGATGATGGCAAACGTTTATTACCAAATAACATTCCAGTCAAAACCTCCCAACACTCAAGCAATCCTTTACTAATGAAGATATAAAGAAGAAATTCCAAATATATAATAATGGCAAAATGGTACACGTTTATATAAAGGAAATAGATGGACTGGATGTTCGGTTAATGATGCATATAGATGGTAAGGCATACTATGCTACATTTAACATGTACAGCATTCTCCACAGCAATCAGCAAAAATAAAATAAATATATTAGTTCCAGGCAATCACAATAGCAATATATTGTTAACATGCCCACTTCAGGATTATAAAGAATAAATATATCATGTAACCCTATGCAACAATATGAAAACTAATGGGGAATAATACTGATGAAAAAGGAAAAAGGAATATTGGAAAAGGCTTTGAAGGTGGATATGCTAAGGGATAAGGACTATATAAAGGTGTATAATTGGATATATACAGATATTTGGTTTTTTTGGTATTTTATTGTTATTTATAATGTTGTATTGTTGTATATACTTGTTAACATGCACGACTTGGTGGATTTGTATAGTTTGGTGGATTTAGGGAATAATTGTGGAAATTATAGAAATCTGGATAGAAATCTGGGGGATCTGAGAGGTCTGTTATATAGGCTCGTCATGCTTATAGACACAATGCTGCTGATGTTTCAATTCTATCAGTATTCTCTAATAAATACAGGCAACTATAACAATCATAACAACTATAACAATCATAACAACTATAACAATCATAACAACTATAACAACTATAACAATTATAACAACTATAACAATTATAACAATCATAGCAACTATAACAATCATAACAACTATAACAATCATAACAACTATAACAATCATAACAACTATAACAATCATAACAACTATAACAATCATAACAACTATAACAATCATAACAACTATAACAATCATAACAACTATAACAACTATAACAACTATAACAATCATAACAACTATAACAATCATAACAACTATAACAATCAAGTATGGAAATATTACAAGTGCAAAGATTGTGGCATGGGTGGTGAATATTTACAAGAAATAAGTGTTATTCCGATAAAAGAGATATTGAATGGCAGGATGCTTACGATAATTGTTATGGTGATTAAGTTAACCGTTTTCAGTTTAACAGTTACAGCAGTAGTTACAGCAGTATTATTGTTATCAACTATAGCAATACCATTATTAATATTATTCACATTAATTATATTATATCATCTTGGATGTTTAATAATCAACCAGGGGGGGGTATATGAAATTATGAATTTTTTTATTTTTAACTGTAGGGTGTCATCTTTTCATATACATACATTTTTTCAAAACTTTCCCTACAATAATGATTATAAAGATTCCAGCAATTTCCAAATTACCCACATCCACCCATTTGGCATAATTGCAAATATAAATAAGATTATTTATTAAAAACACAGGGAGTAAAAAAATGGAACAAATTAAAAAGATTATTGATGATGGTAAAATTGATAAGCAAGAATTTATTAATCAAATAACTAGTTTTGCTGAGGAATTAAAAAACAATTTAATACAAACAGCAGAAGCAGGTATTGGTGTATCAATACTTATGCACAATAGTAATGGACTTGATGAATATGGTGGTGAAGTTACCCTTGGCACCCATTATAGTTTATTTGTACCTAATTTGAACTTGTTTAGCAATAAGCCATCAGAATACTTTAATTTGCATGTTAACTATGCAGGAAAAATACTTGGTGAAGATAATGTACTGATTGAAGTAAATATTTTTGATGACCAAGGGAATTTAATGTTAAATCGAAAAAATATTAGTATTTGCCAATGTGATTTTCAAGAAATACAAAACAATATGATTTATGACAATCAATTTTATAGTCAAAAAATTGATGGGCCAACATTCTATGCTAAGCTGAAACCAGAGCAGATTGTAGGTTATGAAAATTTTCCTATCGCTGCTGACCAACCGAGTGGTTTTGGATATGATTTCAAAACTATGCAATTCAGAATAGAAGGATATTTATAATGCTAATGCTAAAAGCTAAAGTTGTTGAAATAAATGAAGGTGTAGCTAAAATTCGTTTTTCCGCTGAATTTGTTTCATACAAAGTTGAATTAAGTAATGTTATTCAGATAGATGAAAAATATTTAGGCTACAAATTGCTGAATGGTCTGCTTAAAGTTGATGATGAGAAATATATACCGGCTATGCAAGTTGTAGGTGGTAGTTTATTAAAGAAAAATTCTGGTGTTACGGAAATTGGTATGACCTTTGAAACTTCACAAGATTATAATTCAATAAAAAGAATTATTATTGTTGATCTTAGTGCTAAGAGTAAAAAGGAAATTAAAAAAAGTAAAGATTCTAAAAACAAAATTAGTGAGGGTGAAAATGAAATACAGTATTAATTATATGACGAAAAGAAAGTATGGTTTGTTGTGGTTCAATTTATTGCTTGCCTTATTATTGATTGGCTGTACAATATTTGCATTATCTGGATGTAGTAATACAGTGTCCATTGGTGATGATGTGGAAAGATTCCGAAGTATTAGTATTCTGATAAAACAGTATAATGATGCTTTAATGGTGCACGGTGCAGCAAATGATACTCTAAAGATGCAAAATGACTATAAGTTTATAATGAATCTTGAGCAGAACCGGCTTGATCTTGTTAAAAGAGTATTTGAAGAAAATGGAAATGCTGTGGCTGGGGAAATTATATCAGATAATTATGGAGTACGTTGGAATGATATGGTTAGTTTGCAGCAGGGTGATGTAGTTGCACATAATGAATATGGTATTGGCATGGTTGTAAGTAAAGATACTGTAATGATAAAGAATCAGGCAAGTATTGATGTTGCATTTGGAATTAAAGTATTCATCACTAGTCCATATGCTTTGGTTAAAGTTAATAATAATTTATTGCCAGTTATTACTCGAAACTTTGCAGAAAAAATTATAAAACAAATTAATTCTGGAGGAAAAAAATATGACGAAAGGTGAATTAAAAGATAACTTAAAAGATGCCATTAAACATAGCAGAAGTTTTGATGGCATAATAAATGACATTGCTAATTATGTAGTGATGAATTTCAAATTAAAGAAGGTGGTTATCTATGGCAGCCGAAAAGGAAAAAGAAATAAATGATTTTAATAAGTTGATTGAGAAAATTATATCTATTAAAAAGGATGGATTGCTTGTATTGGAATATAATGGAAATAGTAATGAATTGCAATCTATTGTTAATAGGTTGAAATCAATTAGAGAGCATACCAACTGGAAAGGCGGTTTTATTATTCTAAATCGTGATGATTTTATTTCTGCTGAGAATGCTAAATTGAGCAGCGTTATTTATTATTTAATAAAATTAAAAATAAAAAATATCATAAGGAAATTTTATTATGAAAGAAAGAAAATTTGAAGTAGTTAATGATCATCACATTATTACTGATTGTTTTGATGTTTGTGCTAATGATGATACAGGAGTAATAACTGTGAATGGTTTAACAATGACTAAAGATTTAATTGATGCCATAAAAAATAATAAAAATGGTTGTACTGTAAAAATGGAAGATGGAATATTTTATCGTGCTACATTATTATCAGCAGTTTTTAGAGTTTTGCTGTCTTCATTTTTTTGCTGGTTAACTTCAGTAATAATAGTTAGTTTATTAATATTATTAACCAGTTGTAGTGTACTTGATTGGATTAGTTCAGATGATCCAAATCGATATTATTGTGAAGATACAACATTAGTACAGCAAATTGATTCTGTATATGGTGATGAATATGATTGGTATGAAGATGAAGATGGTGGATATGATTATACTGATTTTTATCATTTACCAATTAAAAAAACATATGAAGATTCATTGAAAAATTCTTTAATTACCTGGTATGATGAACTTGATTGGCAGGATGAACTGAATGATATGGGTATTAAAAATTCAAAATTGGTAAATAATAATAAATTATTAAAAGCACGATTGGATTTTTATTTAGATAGTTTAAGAAATATTATTGCCACTGATTCAATTAATGATCATAATAAGGAAATGGAATTAATTGATAGATTAACAAAGATTAAAAAGTTGACTGAGGATTCGGATAGCATTGATCAATTGCTTAGTGAAAGTAATAGTAAAAATACTACTTATATAATAATTATGATATTACTTTTAATAACAATTTTTACTGCTATGATAGTGTTGCCTAAAAAAGAAAAAAGTTAACTAAAAAAGAATTGTTAAACACAATAATTATTTTTAACCAATGCTTATATTTATTTTATATATAAATAAAATCAGGGTTTTATTATGGAAATTGCATTAAGAACTTTACCAAGTGTAAGGGAATATATTAAAAGCTTCGAGAACTTTGCTAGTAAAGCATATCTGTGCCCTGCTGGTGTTTGGACAATAGGAAATGGAGCAACATATTATCTTGATGGTAGTAAAGTTAAAAAAGGCGATACCATTGAAAAGGATGCTGCTCAATATTTATTTAGTCATCATATAATGGATTGTGAAAATGTAGTTAATAATAGTTTACCAACAGTTAAGCTTAATGATTTTCAGTTTAGTGCATTAGTTAGTCTTATTTATAATATTGGTTCAGGTAATTTTATTAAAAGTAGAGTCAGATTAAATATTGTTAGAGGTTATTTTGATATTGCTGCTGAGTCATTTATGAATCATGTTTATGCATATGATAAAAAGAAAAAGACTTCAATTAAGCTTAGAGGATTGGTGCTAAGAAGGAAAAAAGAACAAGAAATATTCAATACAAAAATTATTAATAAAATATTGCCAGAGGAAATGAAATCAATTAGACCATTTAACATTAGTAATATTCAGGCAAAAGTTTTATTGAAATGGTATAATAAAAAGTTTATTATGCCAAAGTACATAGAACAATAAATACAAAAGAGGTATAAAATGGAAGCTAAATTTGAAATTAAAAATTTCAGTTCCAAGTTTTTTTATTAGTTATCTAAATTTGCTTGGTGCTGATGTTAAAAAATACTTGTTTAGTTAATGTGAAACAATAAGTGTTTGTGAAGATATAATTAAAACATTTCTTTGCTATAGTAAACAAATTTATAACAGAGAAAACAGCATCATCGTTAAGACTTTTGTTTTTCAATTATAAATAAAATATGAGGTATATGATGGCTGATATTTTAATAACTATTGCTACAACATTAGTGATGACAATAGGCTTATCTTTTGTTATTTCCCTAATTAAAAAAGGTCAATTTGAAAAATGGGGCATTATTGCTGGTAAACTTTTAAGTAAAACTGGTGATTTTAGATTCGGCAGAAGTAAATGGGAAAAAATTGAAGATGCATTATTAATCGCTTTTGTTAGTTTTGCTCAGGGGGTAAAGAAAGGGGCTGACTTGGATGATACTATGCCTGATGGTGAAGTTGTTGCTAATATTGCAATAGGGAAACAACGCAAATTAAGAAGGGCAGATGAACCATCAAATAATGAAAATGTTATTGGCTAAAAATTTATTACACAGGGAATATAAATGGCACGTACACTAAAAAAGGAACAGCCAGCAAAGAAAATTTTTTATCAAGAGTTGGCTAGGGTAATATCTGATCCAATTGACATTAAAGATGAAGATTATGGTGATTGGATAGAGATACCAGTTACTATAGATTATTTTTGTAAGCATTATCTTGGTGAGTCTTTATTTGAAGGAGAACAAAGTAACTTTTGTACAGCAGTTATTGATGGTGATCTTTGGAAAAAAAGGGGAAAGAAATATCCAAAGACTACAAGATGGAGCAGACAATATGATGAAGGTCATGCATTTTGGGGCAAAGGTTCTGGTAAAGATCGAACCATTGCAAAAATAGTTGTGTATTTTGGGTATAAATTAAAATGCCATAAAAATCCTCATAAATGGTTAAGAGAAAAATATGGAGCAAGTATTGGTGATGATGATAATCTTGATATTGCTAATATTTCTATAAATGCTCGTCAAGCTCAAAACGTTTTCTTTAAGAAGTTAAAATCATTTGTAAAGAAGTGCAAAAATCCAAAGACTGGAAAGAAATGGTTTGAAGAACATGGTATGGATTTACGTGATGGCTATGATATACTACAAAATGAAATTAGATTTAGTGATTCAATAACAGCTCATTCATTGAACTCTGAAACATATACTGGTGAAGGTCTTAACTTATTGATTGTTATCATAGATGAGTATGGAAGTTTTCCAAGTTCAAGGGCATTTGACCTTTATGATAGTTTAAGATCATCAGTTGATTCAAGATTCCCTGGTGGTATTGGCAAAGTTTTAATACTTTCTTATAAATATTATAATAATGATCCGATGGATACGATACACAAACAAGGATTGAATGAAAAGAAAACTTATTCATCAAGAGCTGCTTCATGGACTGTTAATCCGTTAATAAAGAAGAAACACCTTGCTAAATATTATACTAAAAATCCTGAGAATGCTAAAATGAAATTTGAATGCAAAGGTGGTGCTGAATCTGGTGGCTATGTTACTAAAAAATATTTATTGTCAAAAGCATTTGATCCAAATTATGTAAATCCAATAGCTGGTAATTTAATATCAGTAAAGTCAAGTCATTTGACTAGTTTGAAATTTCATAAAGACTTTCAGCCAATACAAGGAAAAATTTATGCTGCACGTTTTGACTTAGCTACAGGTAAAAAAGATAAGAAACGAGATATGGCTGGTTTTGCCTTGGTACATGTTGAAAAAATGTTTCCAGTATTTGATGCAAGATTAAAAAGAGATTTAGCAAAAGAAGGTATTATTGTTGAAATGGCAGAAGGTGTAGGCAATAATGAAATAGCAGCAAGGAAAGGTATTGTAACAGATCTAGCTTTACAGATTGTAGCAGATCGTGGCAGTGAAATACAATTCTCTGATTTAAGAAATTTTGTTATGATGTTAAAGGGAATGGGCTTTAATATTGTGTTTGTAACATATGATGGATGGCAAAGTTTAGATTCAATACAACTTATGCAGCAGCAAGGCATTGATGCTTATCAATCTTCTGTTGATATGAATAATGATGCTTATGATCTATGGAAAGAATTAATGTATCAGCAATTGTGGAAATGCTACCATCATGACATAGCCAACCGTGAGGCAAAGGAACTTGAGCTAAATGATAAAGGAAAAGTTGATCATCCGGCTAAAAGTTGGGAAAGATTTATTACTGAACAAATTGATTATGGTTCAAAAGATGTTATGGATAGTATTGTAGGTGCTGTTCAATGTGCTTATCAAAAAATTCCTTTGGATGTAGATATTTTCTTTGGTTAATTTAATAATTAAAAAAACACAGGTGGATAAAATGGGAATTAAAAATCTTAACAAGAAAAACAAAAAACAAGAAACGGAAGAAAAGAAAAATGAAAACTCTGGTGATATAGCTAATGAGGTGGATGATGCAATCAATCAAGGAAAGAATATTAAACAAGGTATTTTCCTTATTGCTGAGGAAAATGAGGAATCTGATACAGAACTATCTAATGAAATCGAAACAGCAACGGCTGACCAACGTTTCAGAAAACTTGAAAGAAAAAGTGGAAAAAATGAGAAACGAAAAGATGAAAAAGATGATAGAATGGCTAACTTCAAAAAAGGAATCAGAAAAGAAAACAAATTAAAAGAAAAGCTTGAAAGAAAAAAGCAACTAAAAAAAGTATTATCAATTGAAGGCACTAGTAATTTTTTAATTGCTATACTAAAAGCAATTTTTAGTTTCCTTGATGGAATTCTTAATTTTATTTTAACAGCAAGTGTTGGTGCTGGTATTATTCTATCAGTTTATTTTATTTATACAGGGAATTATATTATGGTTGTTGCTTCTTGTATATATTTGCTAACATCAACTTACATAAGTGGAAAAATTCAATAATAATTTATAAATGAGGTATATCATGATTGGTTTTAAGAAATCATTAGCAACATATGATTTTGTTAAATCAGATGTTAAAGAAAGCAAAATTGATAGTGATGAACTTGGTTTTGGTCTTTGGGGCAGATCACCATCAAATCAAGATGAAAATTCATATGCTGAAAAGGTTGCTATACAAGGTTTAACATTCGAGGAAATGGATTGGATGTATAAAGGTAATGTTTGGCTTAGGGCAGCAATTGATAAGATAGTTGATAGAGCAAGTGAAGTTCAGCCATTAATTAAACCATTAGGATTAAAATCAGATGATTATGAAGATGGTAAAATTCCTGATGAAGTAAAAAGAAATATGGATATGGTTGGTGAAATATTAATAAAACCAAATGATAATTTTGAAACATTAACAACTGTGAGGAAAAAGTTTTCTAGAGATATAATGAAATATGATGCTGGGGCAATTGAAATTGTATCAAACCAAAATGTTATTAAAAATGAAAGACCATCAATTGGATTATATAATATTGCTGGCAATCAAGTTAAAATTATTACAAGTAGTGATGGTTTAATAAGTGGTTATAAACAGGTTACAAGATCATTGCAGGTTGTTGCTAAATGGAACAAGGGTGAAATAATTTATGGTATGCTTAATCCTCAATCTGATAAAATATATGGTTTAAGTCCGGCTGAATCTTTAGTACAGACTGTTACTGCTGAATTATATACTAGTAATTATCAATTGGATTTTTATTTCAATAATGCCACCCCAAGATTTGCTGTTATGATGGAAGGTCTTGGAATTGGTCAAGGTGCTGCTGCTTTAGTTAGATTTAGAAAATGGTGGGATGAGGAATTGAGAGGGAATCCACACAGACCAATAATTCTTGGTACTGAAAATGGACAGATAAAATTTGAAAAGGTTGGAATGAATAATGAAGAAATGCAATTCCAGCAATACAGTGTTTGGTTATTGAATAAAATTTGTGCTGTTTATAAAATACCTTTATCATTGATGGGTATTATTGGTGCTGGTGGGAGTTCAGCATCTGCTGAAAACTTTAAGGAATTAAATAATCAATTCAATTTAGAAGCAATAAAACCTCATTTAACTTTATTTGCTGAAAAATTCAATCAGCAGATTATATTTTCCGATTATGCTCTTGGTTTGAATAATGTTTATCTTGATTTTGATTTGTCAATTGGTGATAAAAAAATTGAAGCAGATATACATGATAAATATGCAAAGATGGGGGTATTAACAATAAATGAAATTAGAACACGTGGCTTAGGTTTGCCTCCAGTATCATGGGGCAATGTTCCGTACTTGCAAAATAATGTTGCTCCATTTGGTCAGGGTAAAAATGGTCAAGTTTTACCTGGTGATGCTGAAGCAGCAAATAGAGAAATGGAAGATGCAAGCTATATTGATGATATAAGTAATGTTCCAAATACTGCAATATCATCTAAAAAATATATTGAAAGATATTTGAGTAGAAATAATGATATGATTGGTTGGGAGCAACTTGAAGTTAGTGATAGACTGAATTTAGTTTCTAAATTGCTTCAAGAAAAGGAATCATATCTAACTAAAGTATTCATCAATGTCCCAAACAAAAATTAGGATTAATTATGTGTGAATATTGCAACGTTTCGATTGGTATTTATAATATTGCTAATGATATAGCTGATCTGAAATTTAGAAAAAAATATGAAGCAAATCCAATATTTGTTTTTATGGATTGGATTGTACTTGAAGAAGAAAGACTACAGCTCAGTATTGAAAAATGGCTTAATGATCAGAAGAACGAAACATTATCTAAATTTGATGATTTTTCTAATGAGATTGCAATAAAAAGTTTTAATCTTGATAAATTGTGCAATGAATTAAGTAGTATTGATTTTACTTCTGAATATATATATAAGCAGATAGGTGAATTCAGGTATGAGATTATTAAATTACCGATGGGTATTGATAGTATTTCAAAAGCTAATAAACCTGCTGGTGATTATATAGATATTATTTCAGAAATAAATTCAAATCCATTTGCTGATGAATTAAATAAAAGTTTTATAAAAGCATTAAAGCAAGGTGGCCAAGAGGTATTTGCATCAATCGGAATACAGTTTCAATTTAATATGAGAGATAAATTAATTGAGGATGCATTAAAAAATGCAAACATTGTTTTATCTGACCAAGTTAAACATCAATTGCAATCTAAGATTAAATATGAACTATATGAAGGTGTTAAAAATGGTGAAGATACTCGTGAATTAAGGAATCGTGTGCTTAGTGTTTATAATAAACCTATAACTGTCAATGTGCCACCAAAAATTATTGATGGTGCAACTATTAGAGCAGGGTATTCATATGGAATGGCACCAAAGGATTGGGCAGCAGCTGTTGCTAGTACAGAAGTTACAAAAGCATATATAGAAGGAAAACTTGAAGGGTATAGGCAATTTGGAATAGTGGATTATGTGCAATTTTTAGTTACACCTGATGAAAGACTTTGTGAACGTTGTGAACCACTTAATGGCCAAATTTATAAAATATCTGAAGCACAAGGTATTATTCCTGTACACCCTAGATGTAGGTGTACATTTGTTCCATATATACCAGAAGAAAAAAGAGAATCATTTATTTCACAGGCAACATCAAATGTTCAAGCATTATATGCTAGTGAAAAAATGCTTATTAAAACTGATGCTGAATTAAAATTGGAAACTGGTACTATAAAAAAAATTACAAAGCAGAAAGGTGGTGTTAATGGCACTTATAAAACAGAAAATGGAATAAAAGGAATATTGAAATATAAAGATGAAGAAGCAATTGAACTAAGAGATAGCATTCCACCAAATACACAATATTTGAGAGAAGTTGCTGCTTCAAAGTATGATAAAATTTATGGTTTTGATATTGTACCAGATACAGTGTTTAGAGAAATTGATGGCAGAATTGCAAGTCATCAATTATTTCTTGATGGTTATAAGGAATTTGTAAAAGCACCACCATCATGGATTAAAGAAATAAAAACAAGTGCTGCTGAAAAGTTTGGTCTATTTGATTTTTTAATAGGTAATGAAGATCGGCATGTGGGAAATTTTATGGTTAATAGCTTTGGTAAAATGAAAGCAATAGATCATGGTTTATCATTTGGTCAGTATGCTAGTACAGGAAAAAGAAATTTTTGGATTAAAATGTGGGATCAAAATGAAAGCATAGCTAATAAAGAACATTTATCTGGTGTTTGGAATTCATTGCTTAATAAAGATAAATTGAAACTATTGAAAAGAGAATTATATGATTCAGGTTTACTAGATAAAGAATCATTTCTTTCAGCATTATCAAGAATTGAATACCTAGTAGAAAATAGAGGTGTTATAATTGAAATTGGATCAGATTATACAAATATATTAATTAATAGTACCAATTATTATAATAATAAAAATTTTACTGTTGACAAAGCTATTAATGATTTGATTAAAAAAATAAAAAAATATAAAGAAGGCATGTTATGAAAAAGTATTTTGTTGAAATGGATAGTGTGTATAATAAACCTGAAACAATTGCTAAGTTTTATATGTTTGAAGATGGTGCTAATATAGTTTATATTGAACCAATTAAACCGGATAAAATAAGTATTGATACAATAGCAAGTTTACTTTTTGATGGGGAATATATATATGGTAAAGATGGGAAGCAATTATCAATAAATATTGATGGTTATGAATTTCTAAATAATCTTAAAAACCAGTTTAGTGGTTCTGCTATTAGATGTGGAGATATTAAGATTGAAATAGTGTAACCTTTTAAGTATATGCCACTTTGCTGTTTTTCTATTTAGTAGTGCTGTTAATTATATTTTAATCAATGAAATATTTTTTTTTAATTGTTGGGGTAAAAATAGTTAAGGCAATTAGTGATGATCTACTGGATTAAAAATTCTTGCCATTAATAATATTACTGGTGTGGATGCATCAATAAAAATTTATTATTGCACCCAGGAGTTAATTGGAAAACTATTAAAGACGGTAATGATGTTGCTAATGATTTGTATTAGTGTGCATTAAAATAAAATTAAATTAAAAGGTGGATAAAATGAAATTAAAAATTCTTTACTTAATTTTAATGTGTTTTGTTAGTATTTCATTTTCACAGACACAAATTCCTAAAAATATAATACATCCAAAAATTCCTAATGATGGATCAACAGATGGAAAATTCTCTGTAATGATTTATTACAACCCAATAGATGGCAGATATTATTATTATAATCCTAGTGGAATTGCTGTATCAGTTGAATTTCCAGATTCAATAAAAATATTCGGTATTGTATCAATTCCAGATGATGCTATAAGTATTGTTAGTGAAGAAAATAGTTCCTCTACACCATTAAATGGTGGTTCATCTTTTATTGGAGAATGGATGGAAACTTCTTTGTATACTAATGTTAGCATAATGGTATCTTCTGATGCAGCTTCTGATGTTGATGGGTTAATATTTCAGCAATCAGTAAATGGTACTGATGTTGATGATACTGATACATTCACATTAGAAGCAGGAGCAAAGAAACAGTTCACTTTTGGAATTGCATCTAAATATATAAGAGTTGTATATACAAATGGTGCTGTCAATCAGACAAGTTTTAGACTGCAAACTATATTACATAAAAATGCTCCTAAATCTTCCAGCCATAGAATAAGTGATTCTATTGTCGATGAGGATGATGCAGAATTAGTTAAAGCTATTTTGGCTGGTAAAAACCCTGCTGGTAATTTTGTAAATTTTAGTTCCACTACAGCAGGCAATTTCAAAGTATCCATAGAGGAGTATGATCCAAACTCTGGTGAATTTGCTACAGAAGAATGGGCTGGTAATTCTCTGACAGTATCAACTGAAGTGGACTCTATTGATGCTCCGGGTACTGTATGGTGGAGTATAGATGTTGTCAGTGTTGAAGATACTCTAGAATTTTGTTTTAATCGAAGTTTTACAACAGCTCGAAGATTATTCCCCAACCAGTCAAAATATATTGAGAAAATATCTGTTGATGAATTTCCTAAAATCTACATCAGGCGTAAAGGTTCTTATGGAAGTTGCATTTATGATATTGACACAATAGGTTATTAAGGAGAACAAAATGAAAAAAATAATTATTTTATTAATATTATTAAGTTCATTTATATATGGACAGAGCTTTTGGATTCCACCATCAACTGGCGGTACTGGTGGAACTGCGTCTGAAGCATTAGATGGTACATTCCGCATACATAATACTGCTGATACAACCAAAAAATTAGCTTTTGATGCAAGCGGAATAACTACTTCCACTACTAGGACAATTGTTATAGCTGATAAGAATGGAACACTTGCTATGATTAGTGATGTTCCCACAGCTTCTGCTGGAGCAGTAGTATTTGATGAATGGGTTGGTGATGGCACAAAGGATGAATTTGTTATGTCACAGATTATTGTTAATCCAGAAGATATCTTAGTGACAATTGATGGAATTATCCAAACACCAACGACAGATTATACAGTTAGTAATGATACTTTAACATTCACAACTCCACCTGAAAGTCTGAAGGTTATCGAAAGCAGATTAATGAGTGGTGCAAAAATACTAGGAGATGATAGGACAGTTA